CCCCGACGGGGCCGAAGCACCCGAAGGACCTGAAGGACCGGAAGGACCCAAAGGAGCCGAAGGCCCCGAAGGTGTAGGGATCTCTAGGCCGCCTAGTCCATCCCCTAATCTTTCGACTATAGCGAGCATTTCTCTTAACTGAGAAAGGGCCTCATTGTCGTCTATCTTGACCTTTATTTCTGTCTGTTGGGTCATTGTGTCCCCTCCCCTTCAAATAGCTCTTGTTCAGCTTCGTCTATCCACTTCACCCCTGTCTTAACGGGTTGGTCTTGTCTAAATAAGAAAGAGTGTTCAGGCTGTAATTTATTAAAGGTTTCATCATCTAATCCCAATAAAGCGATTTCTAAAACGTGCGCGGGGTGTGCCTGAGCTTTTGCGGGGTCGTACCTGCACCTTTCAAGGGGCTTTAGGTCTACCTTGGACAATAACTTGAAAAGGGGGTCTTTCCTCTTCCGTTGTGCCCTCTTCCAAGTGTCCTTGAAAAAACCTACGCTCTAAAGCGTCCACCTCACTAAAAATTGAAAGGGTTAAGTTTTCATGCCGTCCTAGTAGATCGTTGAACCAAACAGGGATATCTTTAAGAGAAGTTCTTACTGTGGCTAAAGCGAAAAGGCGGACCTTTGAAGCGGTGGGTAAATCATCATAAGGCGTAGACCCTGCCATTTTTACAAGAAGCCTATCTCTTTCCATTTTTTGATCTTCGTTTAAGACCGTAGCCAACAAAGAAACGTTTCTTACTTGTCCTCCGTGAGTTACTTCAATATTAAAAAAGGCTTCGGCTTCTGTCTGCATCTGAAAATCCTATGTTTCACGTTAAACAATTACTCGGTAGGGTAGCGGAGTCTTCTAACTTCAAAGTTTGCGTTTTCTGTGAAGATTGAACTCTGATCTACTCTAAAGGACCTTGTTGTAGGTTTGCAACCTTCAGCGATAATAAGAGTCTCTCCTGTTACGTTATCAATCAAAGAAAAATCTAGAGGGGTAGCTTGAAGCATTGCTTCCGTGTCTCCCGTATTCCACACCCCTATTTTTTCAAGGGGGTTTTTTTGGATGCGGATAGCCGCTACTGAAAGAGTAGCGGTTCTTCTAACGGGGACTATTTCTTGAGAATCAATGTCCCCAATTACGTCTACTCTTTGAGTGGCAATGTTTTCATTAATGTCTACACCTGTAGCCCATCCTATTTCTTGACCTGTTGCTGTATTGAATATTTTCGCAGACGCGCCGCTAATCGCTTTGTAAGTAGGCATTTAGTCGATCCTTTTAGCTATGGCTGTAAGGGTTAAAAAGTTTAAAGGTTCAAGGGGGGCTACATCATAAGAAACCGCTACCTGATCACCTAAATCTTCTATAGATATATTTGTAAAAGCTTTGATTAAACCGTCTTTTGTTTGCTGTGAAAGTCTGGCGGTTACTCTGCTTTCTATTAACGCAAATTGAGAAGCTTTTGTAGGTCTCCCTATCTGATCCTGTAAAGCGGTGCGTAAGTCCCTTAAGCTTGTTAAAATAGACTCGTATGCGCTTACTTCTGAAAGAATAGGGTTATTGTCCTCTAAATAGGTTGTAATGCTTCTTTCTACCCGTGGCCCTGTCGTACCCATGCTTATAAAGATTGAACCGCTACGAAGCACGTTTTCAGCGTCTAAATGGGTGTCGTAGTTTTGGACAGTAGAAAGAACACTAGGCTTTTTTCTTGTAAGCGGTTCTCCTGTGTCGCTGCCCGCCTGCATACCTGCAAAGAGTAAGGCTGTAAAACGTGCGTCCTTTTCGACCTTCAGCCCCTTTGAGTCAAATAGTGTAATAGCTTGACTAGCTAAGGCGATATCTGGGCGGTTTAATAGTTTCGCTCTATTTTTTATAGTGCTTACATTACTTGTCTTTTCAATGCCTACATAAGCCTGTCTTTCATAGCCTGCTTTAGCTGCTTGGTCTAAGTGATTAGCTAGAAGTAATTGACTGCTTTCTGTAAAGTCCATCAGGACAAGAATTTGAACGTTTAGGTTCTCAATAGCCGCCAAAGCCCCCGCTGTGTTTAGATTCCCTTGGTTATGCCCTGAAGCATATAAAGTACCCGTGTTTATAGCTGCGGCTGTATTGGAATTGTCTATAGAGACCTCAACCAAGTCACTAAAAGCCAAGCTTGTAAAAATAGCGTTATTGTTTGCTTCTAATTGGGCGGTTGCTCCGTCAGCAATGGCTACACTAAAATAATCTAACTCTTCTAGCTTAATCGCTTTAGGTTCTATAAGAGTAGCGGTAAAACCGTTTAGATTGTTTACTTGACTAATCACGTCTTTTAGTGTGGGGGTTTCGCTTGCGTTAAAAGAGGCTAGTACTGCATTATTAGCGTCTTCAATCTTAAACACGCCTTCTTCAGAAGATACCGTCACCGCCCCGCCTGTACTATTTGTTATACTTGCAACGTCCCCCACTTCGATATCATAGGATTCTGAAAGCCCTAAGCGGTCAATTGTCAAAGAGTACACGGAATTATTAAAGCTTAATGTACTTCTTAAAGTACGCCCCGCTAGTCCATGCACTTTAGACTTCAAAGTAACCCCGCCTATAGTTAGGTTAGCCTGAAGACAGGCTTCTCTAGTGTTTACTACCGTAACGGTAGCGGCCCCCTGATTAGAATTGGGGTCATTACTTCCTGAAAAGGCAAGCTGTGCAATCATGGCTAAGTCTGGGTTCTTAGAGTCAAAAGCTACTAAAGACCTACGGCTTCCAAAAGTAACAGGGGTAAGACTAGGGAAGCTAGGAAAGTCGCCAACAACGGCCAAATTCCCCGTACTAACGTCCCCCCCTGCTAATTGTGAAGCGTCTACTTTTGTGTAAATATTAGGGCGGGCTGTTCTAGGGAACCCGCTAGAGTTAAGTATTGATGGCATTACATACCCCTTTCTAACTTCAAATTTTGATTATTATACACGAAAATAACCTATCTTTCCTTCAGGCTTTAGACCAATTGTCAATGTGCCTAATGTAGGGCTAGGTATTGCCCTAGTTATTTCTTCTTGGACCATTGCAGAAATAGAAATCCGTCTTAGGTAGACCCCTAATTCTTCACTTGCTAATTCTTCTTGAGGGCTAAGTTCTTCAAGTCCTTCTACTTCAAAAAACAAGTAACCATTTAAGAGAAAATCCCGTCTACTTTGGTACAAACATTTAACTACAAGGTCAGTCAAGACCTCCGCTTCTTCTGCTGTACGTGCAAAGACTTCAAGTCTGGCGTCTTGCTTAGATATAGAACTCTCTACTTCATTAACGGAATGACCTAAAGGTCTTTGGTTGACTCGTCTACCTAATAGCTGACTTACTACCATAGGGAGACTCCCTTGCCCCGCCTGAGAATGGACTCTCAGGTTAGGAGGGTCCGCCCTTAAAAGTTGTAGGGTCCTTTGTGTTGTAGTTTCGTTTTGACTCGCTAGTTTTAAAGCTTCTAGTGTGGCTTGTTCATTGGCGGGGGCTAAGTAAAAGCTTAGGAATTCGTGGACAGCTGTTAGTATATGTCTATGTATCATTCAAAGCCCCGCTTCTTCTATGATTGTGTCCATGTTAGCCGTTACCTTATTAAGAAGCCTGAGGGCTTTAAATCCACTGTGCTGCCAAGCTTCAGGTCTTTTGTAAGATACTGTTCTAAATGTTCTATAAGTATTATTTCCACGGTTAGCGGCCCCTTCTGCTGTAGAGATTCCTGTAAGCTTAATTAAGCCCGCTAAAGCGTCAGAAGAGGAAACAACGCCCCCCTTACTTATATAATGAGAACTTAAACCGCTAGGTAATCGGCTGCCGTAAATAAGTTTACCTTCTGACGTACTGAAGGAAGATGTAAATTCTTCGCTCTTTATTGCACTGTAAACCCCACCAACCCCCATTTTCTCTATCTCAGAAACCTTCTTTCTAAAAGAGATATATCTATATTTTTGTCCTTTTCTAGGACCCTTCTTTATCTCTTTTATTTTGTTCGCCCCCGGTCGGACTGTAGAAAGAAGGTACTTTCTCATATCATGGGGGGGAATCCCTCTTTCTAATAAGTTGGGAAGCTCTCCGACCAAAGAAACCACAACATAGGACTCTCCTATTTCTCTGACAACAACAGACCTTTTATAATCCCTCAAAGTAGACTTTAGCCCTGACTCTTGGGCTTCTGCCTTCCATGCTGCCGCAAGGGCTAACCCTATCCTATTCATTCGGGCCCGTCTACTTCGAGGGTCTAAACCAAAATCTTCTAAACTAAACATTTCGATCCCCCAAAACTTCAAGCCCTGCTTCACAGTAAACAGGTAATTCTAAGTGTTCTTCTGTAGGGCTCTTAAATTTTAATCTGGAGTCTCTTGTGCTGTGTGGTATGTCTAAAACTGTATAGCGGGGGTGAGTGTAGTATTCTACGCTAATCCTTGTCCCTGCTATAGGTTGATTAATCCACCCTATAGCCCCGTTACTGATAGAAAAGTCTACTCCTTCATTTAAAGTAGCTGTAGGGTCTACTAAGCCGTTCAAGTCTGCTTGGACCATGTAGCGAACCCCGAAGCTAACAGGGCCCCCGTTTAGGTCATGTGAACGGGTTTCTATAGGGTAGTTTAGTTTATCTTCGGCTGTCCCTGAAGCGGTGAAAGTTTCTCTGAAGACCATAAAGCTATTTATCAATGTGAACCTATCACCAAAAGCGGGTAAATGCTCAGGTAGTAGGGTCAAGCCTACTAGTCCTTTTGTATACTCCCCCGCCCCTAAATTACTGAACCGTTCGGGGTCTGCTTTGGCGTGGGTAACTACCGCCCTGATGGTTTGCTTAGAATGGTAGATATAACCCCGACCTAAACAAGCGGGGCAATCAGGGCGGCTTTGCTGTAAAGCTTGGTTTGTTGTGGCGTGGTTAAAGGTAAAACCGTAGTCCCCTGTTTCTTGACTGCAAGGGCATTCACTAGCCTGTTCCCATTGAACGGGTAAACCGTGGGAGAATATGCGCTTCCTGAACTCTTCGGGGCGAAAGTCGGCCCTAGGTATTAGTTTAACAGGTTTACGGCCTTCTAAGAGCATTTTAAGCCCCCTTTTAAAGTGCTACGATATTTAAAGCCCTATAAGTAGCCTTTAGTGTAGCCATGAGTTCTTTCAACTCTTTAGTATATTGGATAACTCTAGCCCCGTAGCCTGAATTAGTGGCTGAAGATGTAGTGTTTACATTTTGTGAAAGTCCATCTAAAGACGTGCTAATTGAAGCAATACCCGCCCCTACAATTAGGTCCCCCGCTACGTCCAAAGCTAACAGACTAGCTTTTAAACCTAAGGCCCTTATTATGTCAGCGGGTAAAGTGTCAATATACCAAGATACATTTAAATCTTGCCCTTGGGGGCTACACTTCAAAGTAAAACTATCAAACCGTTTATTCTCAATTTTGATAATAGTCTGGTCTGTTTTTACTGTGTAACCATCTTTAAAAGTTTGGGGGGTCTGTACTGTTAGACTTGTTTGCCCTTGCGGAATTGTCACGGTCCCCGTGTAAAAAGGGAACCCTGCCAAATACTCCATTTCAAAATAAGCAGGAATATAAAAAGGGGAAGATAACCCCCCCAACCCTACAATAACAGGTAGCCCGCCCGCTAAAAGATAACTACTCGCCCCTTCTGTTGTCGGTACAATATGCACTTGGCCCGCTATGCCTTCAGTAATCATAGCCCAAGAAGGCGGTAAGTCTGCCTTTGTTGAACTATTACCGTATAGTATAGAAAGCTTTTCAACGTTCACAAGGGGACGGTGTCTTGTCCTGATAGGATACCACCCACCCACGGCATCGGGTTCTTTGTCGTGCCGTTCTTGGATGACTTGGGGTTCAAAGAGTAGGCCCAATTCATCGGCTAAAGCCTTAGAAGCTTGTTCTATAGAGTCTGTAAATATTCTCTCAGGGTAAGGGCTCCCGTCATCTAGTGTTAAGTCTACCCCTAAAAGGAAGGTGTCCTTAAGCCATTGAGAATTATAACCTCTTGTTTCTAGAGAACTCATTTATTTATAGCCTTCTTTGGGCGGCCCCTTTTCCGCTTAGGCTTACTTGTATTAGTCTCTTCTTCTACCGGTTTTTCTTCGTTGGGGGTCTCTTCTACAAAACTCCATAAAATAGAGCCTTTCATTTTCTTAAGAGTGTCAGGGTCTATTTCAGAAACAACAACACCATCTTTTAAAGTCAGTATCTGGCCACCAACGACCACACCCTCACTTAAATTTTGATAAAATGTCCACATAGAAGAAACCCCCTAAGAAGATTAAACGTGCAAGCCTAAGAGGGCTTGGTCGTTCACGTTGTTAAGACCGCTTGAAGAATTCGTTCCTGCGTTACGAATAGCGAACATCTTAGTAGGTAGTTTAACCGCAGGACTACCGAACATCATAAGAAGGAACGGGTGAGTAGTGCGGACCTGTGCAAGCGGGCGACGAATCAAGCTCAACATTTGGAAATACTCCATGTAATCAGGTGCCGAGTTAATGAAGAGGATGTCACTTCCTCCCGCTATCTTGATATTCTTATCACTAAAGGTTGTGGTAGCTCCTGCGTTGGCAATCTCACCAACAAGAAGCGCACCATCAGCACTTGCAGCACCTACAGCACTACGGTAGATCTTATAGTATTTTACAGTCAGTAAAGAGTCCGCTTGTGCAATCTCAATTTGAACTTCGTCACCTGCTGCTACAGCTACAGCCCCCGTATCAACAGACAAGCCAACGCCCGCGGGTCCTACAGGAACAATTCTATAACGGTAAGCCCCTGCGTCATTAGCCCCAAACTTACTATCATTATGGGCGGGTGTACTTGTTTGGTTAATTGTAGGGGCAACTACTGAACCGTCACCGTACACAAAACTAGTAGCTGTAGGCGGTGCAATTCTGTCATGTCTTTCGAGGAAAGGACAAGCGACCACAGGAACAGAACCATAGGGGCCCGTAATGGAAAGCTGAGAAGCTCCAAAAGTCAAAGATTGACCATTCACTTGGATTTGGTCGTGTCGGCCTGCGTGTACTGTTTGCTTAATGAGTTCACTTAGAATTCTAGGAGTAACTAGAATGTGAGAAACCATACCGTAGAAAGGCGCGCTGTATAATGTGCCTAAAATCTCAGCTAGATAAACAGCACTAGGGGCGTTTCCTCTCAGGTCTGCAACGTTACCACCGTCTGAAATCTGTTTGATTAAGCCGTCCCAAGAAAGATCATTAACAGAACTATCTCCATGGAATAGCTCTTTCTCCATTCGTCTAAGAAGGGCTTCTGTACCTCTTCGGGTCTCTTCTGCG